AAGTGACGAGGTAAAGGGTGTGTGTTCCGATGTTAGTCTCAACACATGTGGAGACAGTCTGTTTATTATCACGTAAATAAGCGGTTTTACAGGCTTTTATGAGTGGAGTTCAGTCTATTTGCCACCCATTTGCCACCGTAATTTTTAAAATCATCACTGAACAAAGAAAAGGGGGTGAACACGCTGAACAATCAGCGGATTCACTCCCAATATTTTTATTTATGACGTTTTTGCTTGTGTGATTTTTTCAAATAGATCAACAGAACGTTCAGCCATTTTTTCAGTATCATGCACGTAGGTCTGCAATGTAGTTTCTATATTGGTGTGTCCTAATCGTGTCTGAACATTCTTAACATCAGCACCGGATTCAATCAACAGTGTTGCGTGTGTATGCCTTAAGCTGTGATAATCAAAGGCAAGATGCATTTCATGGTGTATAACCCTACTGCAATACTTAAATGAATCAGTAGAAGTATACTGACCGTTTTCATCAATACACACCAATCTGATACGCTGTAGTGGACTTTCAACACATTTTTGAATAGGTACAACCCTGATCATGTCATTACCTTTTTCATCAGTTTCAATCTTTTTAACATGAATCGTGTAATATTCCCCATACTTCATTTCATTCTTGAGTTGTTCAGCTTTTTCCTTTTTCAATGCCTGATATAGTGTTTCACCAAAAGGGACTTCACGAACAGAAGTAAATGTTTTTGGTGTAGTAAAGTACCAAGATGAACGCTGTTCTTTCTTACCTTTCTTTTCAACAACCTTTCTTACATCTGCCCCAAAGTTACGTTTTACAATCTGCTTATTTACAGATATTTTTCTTTTATCAAAATCAATATCATCCCAAGTAAGACCAAAGGTTTCTGATATTCGTAAGCCTGTATAAAATCCGATCATTAAAGGTATATAGTACCGGGTGTTTTGAAATCTGTCACGAATCTTACACCATTCATCTAACGTCAGTACAATTCGTTCACGTGGTTTTCTTTCAACCTTTGGAAATTTCACATACTGCATAGGGTTTGACTGTAAATAGTGCATTGGTTCAACTGCATAATTCAGTGCTGCACTGAATACAGATAAAATACCAACTAAATGACTTTTTGAATTACCGTTCATTTTTAATTCAACAGCGTACTCCTGTAATACTGCCGGGGTGATTGCTTTTAGTCGGTATACACCGAACTTTGGAATTAAATGCCCTTGAATGATTCTTAAATACCCTACTTGGGTGTTATATTTAAGGTTGGTCTTACAGTACAGATCAAACCACTGATTCAGGTAATCAGCAACCGTTATTTCTGTCGGTTCAAATACAGTTCCGGCATTATTGTATTCATTCATAGCAGCAGTCAATGCCTGTTCAGCTTCTTTCTTGGTTCTGAATCCACCCTTTTCTTTTTTCTTTCTTTTACCGTCAATTTTTCCAAGGTCAAAATAATATGACCATGTTGTACCTCTTTTTCTTACTCCACCTTGCATAAATAGCACTTCCTTTCATTGAAACCATAAGGAATGAATGCTATAATGGTTTTTGCATAGTCCAAATCATTTCATTCCTTTGGTTTGGTTTTGCCTGACCCTGACCGCTGCAACGGTTGGGGTCGTTTTTTTTTACTGGTTACACCTTGTTACAGTTGGTGTTACAGATAAAATAGCTTAAAATCAATCTTGTTACAGATGTTACATTAACAGATAAATTCTTTATATAACGCTTATATGAGTAAAAAAAAGTATATAAGATATAAAATATATAGAATATAGATTTTAAGTGTAACTGTAACAAATTACAAATTCTGAACATCAGGTATTGATTCTGATTCAACATGTGCAAGATTTTTTAATTTTTTATATAGTTTATTTCCTTTGTACTTTCTTGTATCTTCAAACTGCATATACTTATCTTCACCGTCTGAACTGGTGTAACTGATAATGAAACACCGATGCAGTTCCTTTTCTGTTTTTGTACCTGTACCGGATGCAGCACCAACTATTGCACCAACGCCGCCAAACAAAATGCCCCCCACTGCCGCACGACCTATTACAGACTTTGGTTTTTCAACTAATTCTGTTTCAAAACCATAAAATACATCTGTAATCTGATCATAATTAAGTAACAGCTTGCGTTTTTGCATTGAAGTAATTTCTAAATGATCATCATATAACGCAACGTCATACATATAACCCTTTGAAAAACCTGCAATATCTTCCTGCAATTTAAAATAATCACTAATTATAGAGCCTTTTGTACTTCTTAAAAATCCCATGATCAACCGTCCTTTCTAAAATCTACAATTATAATATTTTCCTTATGTTTCCAAATTTGGTACATTATGCCATTTTTTGAGCATCCCTTTTTACAGGTTCAGTGTATTTTTGTAACTGCACCATGTCGGAAAGTTCTTCTAAGATTTTGGATTTTCCTTTTTCATTCAACTTTGAAAAAAGTTCAATGAGTTCATATGTATCTGAACCGTACTTTTCCTTTATCAGATTTATAGGGTCTGTTTGTTCAGGTTCTTCATCCCATTTCATAAGATCACAAGGTGAAACACCAAATACATCTGATAATTTTTTAATAGTAGTACGTTTGATATTTTCAACACTTCCCTTTTCCCATTTTTGAACAGCAGCACGATTGACACCGACTTTTTTACCAAGTTCGTCTTGTGACCATTCACGTTCTGTTCTAAGTTGCTTTATGTACTCACCCATTGTCATTGATTTCTTCAACTCCTTTCTATAATTTGTATCTTGATAATAGCATATATTTGCGTAAACATCAAATATTTTTGAAAATGTATCTAAAAAAGTTTCAAAAAAGTGTTGACAACTAACAAGATACACGCTATACTGTGCTTGTATCCGATGAAGATACGAAACAAAGCAAGTAGGAAATACAGGGTAAGCGTAAGGGGCTACATTGTGAAGGTTGGTGACCTACCGTGATGAACTGAAAAAGATTCAAAGTAGCGGTTTGAGCGATGTGTATAGACAGTAACCCGGTAAAATGTACTGAAAATAGGGATAAGAGTTGAACAGGTGCAAAGTGAATAAGTAAATTGTGAAAGTTCAGGGTTGACCAACAACCACACCAAGATTATTAACTTATCAAATGAACAGGTACTAAACGAGATGACACAGCACTTTGTTTTTTTGGAAATATTGGAACTGAAACCAATACAAAAAATGAAACACCCATATAATTAACCGGGGTCAGATCAGGGTAGCCGGAAGGTGTGCAAGTTGCTAGACTTGCAAGGCGGTCATGTGAAGCACCTAACGAATGAAACCGCCTGTAATATAATAACCTGTTGCAGCAGGTAAGAAACCAAAGGAATGAAATTTATATAAGTGAGGTGTGCGGAATGAAGAAGTATTTGATTATTTTCACAGAACGGTTTCCTGAATGTTATGAAGGAACAAGACAATATTGCAAGACTGTTGACACTAAAGCAGAGGTCAAAGAAGAAATCAGGAAGTTGAAAGAATCACCGTTCACAGTTTCGTTCATAGCTTATAAGGTTGGTGAGTATGGACTGATGACGGTTGTTGAATAAGCCGAAACGGTCAGCAATGACCGTCTGCCGGAAATGACCGCCCGGTACTGATGATGGTAGGTCAAAAAATAAGATAGCAGTTCTTTTATAAGTGTTGTCTGTTATGTAGTGGTTGACAGGTTTTGTTCAGTTTTAATGTGAAACTGTTCAGCGGTTCATAGAAAAACACGCTATAAAAATTCTATAGTAGGACAGCAAGTTTACAGGTTTTAGTGTGAAATCTGATAAGGGTTTCTTGGTGTGTGATTCCCTGAAAAATAAAACCACCCTATAACAGGCAACATTTATAAAAGGGCTGCTAATCGGAAAGGAAGGTTGTGCAAATGAAGAAAGTAATTGCAGGTTGTATTGATCTGATGCTTGAATTTGATTCTGCATCTGAACTTGATCGTTACATTGCTGATATTGAAGTAAAGAAACAGGAATACAGCATTGTTGACCGCAAGGAATTACCGGGTGACAGAATCATGATCAGAATACACAGACAGTACAATAAAAGCCCATTCCCAACAACAGAAGGTGGTGAGTAGAATGAACAAAAAGTTGCTAAGAAGTGAAATGGTTTTACACGATGATACAAACGGCACACTTGCAGAAGCACTTGGTATTTCACAGCAGTCTTTTTCTGCAAAACTGAATGAAACTAATGGTGCAGAATTTAATCAGGGTGAAATCAGTAAAATCAGATCAAGATACAATTTGTCTGATGAAAAAGTAGTATCAATTTTTTTTAACTAATTTGTATCTTTTTAAGATACAAACAAAGGAGTGAAACAAGATGACATTCAGTGAAAAGTTAAAACAGGCTATGCAAGAATTACACCTGAATCAACGTCAGGTGTGCGGTATGACTGGAAAAAGTAAAGGTTCTGTCAGTCAGTATCTTTCAGGTAAACAGATACCGTCAGAAGATGTTCAGAGTGCTATTGCAGTAGCACTTGGACTTGAATCAGATTACTTTTCAAAATCTGATGAACAGGTGGCTGTACTTCCAACTGCTGAATTAAGAAATGGGGTAATTCCCCGGTTAGATGTGGAAAAGGCTGCAAAGCTGTTACAAATGAACCACAACACAGTTCGTAAGGGGCTACAGCAAGGGGTTTTCCCTTGGGGTTACGGTATCCATACATCTGATAACAGATGGGTGTACTTCATCAACGCAAAACGTTTTGCGGAGATTGAAGGAATTACAGTATAGAAAGTGAGGTTTAATAATATGAAAAAATTTGAATTTACAGGAGAAACCAAGACAATAAGTTTACTTTTTAGAACGGCTACACTTCACAGAATCAGAGCGGTAGCAGAATTTGGTCTTGTCAAAATTGGTGATCTTGGCGGTTGGATTGAGAAAGAAGAAAATCTTTCCCATGAAGGAAAGGCTTGGGTTTGCGGTGATGCCGAGGTTTGCGGTGATGCCGAGGTTTGCGGTGATGCCGAGGTTTGCGGTGATGCCAAGGTTTGCGGTGATGCCGAGGTTTGCGGTGATGCCAAGGTTTGGGGTGATGCCAAGGTTTGCGGTGATGCCAAGGTTTGGGGCAATGCCGAGGTTTGGGGCAATGCCGA